CCTGGTTATCTGTCTACCTCGGCCTAAGCGGCACCATGACGTTATGCGCTACGCGGTGGAGGTTTTAGGGCTCACCCCGCCCATAGGTACTCCAGTGGACGATCAGGGCTTCTACCTGGCCGATGGGCGCTATATGACGCGAAAAGAGGCACTGGCCCACGTGAAAGAGACGGGACAGGAGCTAATTAACCCAGATGCCAAGCATTATCTGTTTAGTGAGGATTTGTGGTGACCGAGCACATCGGAAGAACACCTATAAGCTGCGCTACGTGGCGGTGAGTTCTTTAATATGGCCCGTGACCTCATGTTACTTTATGTTGGAGCGACTATGGAAAAGATAATACAGAACGTGGTGGAAGAATATCAGTGTTTGGGTTGTGTGGTTGGCAGTGATACTTCGTGCTATGAGAAAGGTGGTGGGGTAGAATGCGCAAAGCACGTTGCCGGCACTAGGGTAGTGCCTTATGTGGGCCTGATATTCTTGGGAATGCCTACGGGGTTTAATAGGTTGGGTGGTTACCAAGAGATGGGTATTAGAATATTTCAAGAGTTTGGGGATGGCTGGGGTTATTGTAAGTTCAATAGACCAGTATGGAAGTACTTGGATGAGCATGGCAATACCCTGGTGCGCGGGCTTTCTCCGCGAATCAACCAGCCTTTCCTACACATCTTTTTAGGGGACCAACGGGATAAAATAGACTGCGTTGAGATCACTGCACAAGATATAGCTGAGATGGACTAATGAACTACAAAATCATTTTGGATAGAGAGGCACTGTACTCGTTTGTGCGGTGGCTGCCGGATTTAGAAGAGGGGGAGTGTTACTATGTGGCGCTGTTCGCTCGCAAAAAATACCATGAGTCCGCTAAGAATGACAAGTCACAATGCAAACGACTCACAGCTACGGACAAGGAGTGGCTTATACGGAAGCTGGAGCAGCTGGAGGTACCCTTGGGTTGTTATACCAACAAAGACGGCACTGCAGTGGCTAACGAGGCCCTGGCGCTGTACATCTCAGTGAACCCCAGGAGCTTTGCCCGGGCACAAAGACGGGTGCTGTGCAGGTTGGCTGATACTATTGCCAAGGGAGAAGCGTGGATGAACCCGACCACCATCGCCCTGAGCGAGATACAGAAGGCTAAGAGCCGGACGTGCTGGGTAGATTTTGACTTTGATGATGTGACTTGGGAAGAGACCCGGGGGGCCGTTGAGACGCTACTTAACCCGGGAGCCTACCAGGTACTCAACACCCGGAGTGGGTTTCACTTGCTTGTGGCTCCGCATGAGGTACATGAGGATTATCGTAAGACATGGCATCAGGGCCTGACCCGCCTGCCCGGATGCGACCAGCGCGGGGATAACCTAATACCAGTGGCTGGGTGTTGTCAGGGCGGATATGTGCCGAGGTTGTTATCATGAATAGGAAAACCAAAAGAGCCCTTTTGGGGTCTATAGCGAATTGGGAATCTGCGGCTCTCGGGGTGCGGATTATGGGTGCGGTGGCGGACTGTGTCCTGTGTGAGCTGTTTTTATTGAATACAAGCGGCTCCGCATGTAAAGGATGCCCGGTTCGGGAAGCTACGGGGAAGCGCGGGTGCCGTAATACCCCTTATAATGAATACACAAAACTGGTGCGCCATCTTGGGTGTGAAAACCGCTCCGTGATGGCTCAGGCTCAGTTAGAGGTGGACTTTTTGAAGGGGCTGCTACCGTGATACCAGAGTTCATTGAGGAAGCGATACGGGCCAGTGGTACTGTTACTTTAAGGCATCAAGATGGTAATATCTATTATCTTGATGATTTAGTGAAAATGAAAGTTGATAATGAATGGGTGGCTGCCTGCACGTACCACTGTGTATCGCCCTTTGGGCGGTTTTGTCGGGCACTGGGCGATTTTGAAGAATTTACGTATTTATATAATGAGACTATAAGTGGTCCCAGATGATGAAGAATATTTATTCTAGGGTACCTGTAAACAAAACGGCGTCGCTTGTGATAAATCAATCAGGGTGTACTGGGGCTGAAACTTTAACACTAGAGCAAGAGCGTGAGAATCTTGTATCGAAGGTGAAGCTGTTACAGGAGCACCGTAGCACTGTACCAAAAAAGAGTGCTAGGTACAAAGAGCTCGGGGCTCAGATGAATATTGTGAATTTACAGATAAACGCACTTAGGGCTAAGAAAAAATGTCCTGGTATTGAACGCTATTTATTAGATGTGATTCAAGAAGAAGTGACGAAATTTCAGTGGAAACGATTTATGGACAAAGCTGCTGATAGAATGCGCGCTGATACTAATGAACGCGGCTGGGAGTAAGGCGAGTATGAAACAATGGTTAAAGAATCGGGCCACTGAGCGGTTAGCTAATCATGTGATGGCCAAGTACGAGATGATCAAGCCAGTACCTAAAAAAGGGCTGTTTAATCATAGGTGCTTCTCGAATGCGGTGGAGTGGGCACTCAATCATGAGGGGACCAAGGTTATAGAGGTGATCTACATAGATACCGGGACGCCCATTCTGCACTATGTTAATCAAAACCGCCGCGGGGAATATTTAGAGACTACCCTGGGGCACATGGCCCCCCACTTTGTTTACTACCGCATTCGTGAGATCCATCGGGATGACTGGCAATACATTGACGGTGAGTTCCAAAGGGCCCAGCGGGCCTGGACACGTGAATGGTCGAATTCGTTCATTAATGCGTTGTTTGGGATAGAGAGTATATTATGAAAGGAGTAGAGTATGGACTGTAGTAACGGTAGAATTCACTTGGTTGATCAAGATGTTAAAGAGGCTCTTTCGCAGGAAGGAAGGCCGCTGGCTCCGCTTAATGATCGACAACACCGAGAGTTAACACCAATGAATGCCCACCAAAGAAAAGGGTACATGAGAAACCAGCCCTGTGTGTGCGGCAGTGGTAAGAAATTCAAGCGATGCTGTTGGGGCAAATATTCATGAAGATTACCAACAACGACCACGCGCGGGCGCTAATAGCGGCAGCCGGTATAACCACAGATAACGTGACACGGGCACAACTCGAGCTACTGTGGTATAAGCTCAGTCTCCAGCTCCCGAGCGGGACCTATGCTATGAATATGGGTGTCGACCTAAAATTTATGACCTGTCGTACTGATCAATGGCACAGCCGGGAAGCGGTGTCGTTTAACCAAGATGGGTTTATCGGGTTTGCTGGTTGGGCAGATAGCAGTAATATAAAGCCGATATTAGATGCCGTGGGTGAGTGGCTAGAGGTTCTGGGCATAGGGCAGTGTAGAAAGCAAGGGCTTAAAGACCACGAGATAGCACACTTAGTTAACAACGTTACCCTACATCTGCAGCGTAAGCTGGTAGGCACCCCTCAGTGTCTACGAGGAATAGTGAGCGCTGCTGTGGTAGCATCCTTAGAAAAGAGCAGCCTGAGGATTGACGCCCAATGACTCCGGTATACGGTCAAGTGGTGCGTTCATCCCATGGTCTGAGGCGTAAATTAGAAGGTAGGCAGCGTGGGATGAGGCCTTGTGGGTATAAGGTATGGGTAGAAACAAATAAGCCCGTAGAGGGGCTCTTCCTAGGAACTAGGACACTGCATAATGGCTGGAGGGAATGGAACGATGAGTGTGGCTACATGTTCTTCACCACAGAATCTTTTCAAGTGGCCCTGATATCCCCCGGCCCGCACCGTGTATGCCCCGTTGGAGGGCCTGATGCACCGCCTAGTATTTATATGACTGATTCAGAACATTCGCAAATAAGCCGCACAGCTTCACCTTGTCGGCTTGATTTGCCTGGAGCTAATTGTTATGTACGCTAATACTCGACTGTTAGATCAAAAAACTGTGCTATCTATAGTTGTTGGTGACTCAGTAACTACTGAGTATTTCCCAGAGGATGCCAACATTAAACGAACTGTAACTCGTGTAGATTATAACTGTAATACTGGTTCAACTATTAGGATATGGGCAAGCGATGGTGATACATGCGCATGCTGCAATAGGCCATTATCAAAGCCAGTAAATGGCGTTGATGGCGCATGGTTCCTACCTGTAATGCCCGACGAAGAACATAAGCCTTGAAACCAGAGAGCGGGTTTGAACCACGGGAAACATTGAAATGGAAAAGACCACTGATACAAAAACCAAACACCACAGTAGCGAATCTGCGTTGAACAACCTTGTTAGGTGCGGGGATTGTGGCGAATTAATTGAAGCTGGTGATTATGGAATTGAGTTTTGTGAAGACTGTATGTTCAATTTTCAGTCACAAGATCTTGAAGATCAATTGGAGGCTCTATTGTGAAACCGATAAACAAGAAAGCAAGGGATGAGCTGATTGCCACTCTTGAGAAGCATAAGGGTGAACTGACCCGTGAAATTAACCACCATACTTGGGAGATAAAGCAGAGGGTTGAAAAGCAGCAGGTGCGTAAACGTAAACGACAGGAGCTTGACCAGATGATTCACAGGCTACGCACCTAACGTTGCATAATCAGCGGTGCCAGGCACCGAGCCAACTTAAAGAACGCACGACTATCGGCATCCGCTGGATTTGCTTTGTTAGTGTGCATGAACGGAGAGGCTGGAATGAGCGAATGCGAAAAGGGTAACCCGCCGCCGTAAAACGCAGATGTGGAGCGAAGAAATGAACCCAAACCAACAGCCGACAAAAGCAAGTAAGCCAACAAGTGGCCTACGAGATACTGAGATGTATCCGTGCGGTATAACGACCTACATCACTTGTTTGCGGAAACAAAACATAGGACTAAATGACAATGACTGACTCTAATAAAACTGATAACTCAAATTCAAACGCTGAAGTAGCAAATCCAGTGGATGTTTTTGTTATGCCTATTCAGCCCATAAACGAGCACCGTTTTGTACCGAATAAGATAGTGCAAATGCTTCTTGATACGCACCACAGTGCCGATATGAATACCATTGCTGTAATGGATTTCACTGATCAAGAACGGATGCAATTTGCTCAGCTCATAGGATACTCATTGGGTGGATTTTCGGAACTCAGCTATGTTGATGATAAAACTTACGAGGCGGCTTCAAATATTGCCGAAGAAGGGATGACGGACGAAGAAGCCAGAAATAAAGCACTGCGCCATCAAATTAACTGCGCCAGGGAAGGGCTAAAGATTGCAGCAAGTGCGCTCTTTAGAATCCACCCAGACGACCTTGAGGTATAACATCAAAAATTAGGTGCGGCGCTGGGTGCTTAAATAAAACCGCTGATATCGAATACGTCAGCTATATTTTTTGGTTAGAGTGACGATATGACTTACACACATATTTGTACAACAGACTCTTTAAGAGCTGGGATAGATGAACCTGCTGCCGATTGTTTTATTTGCGGTAAAAAACCATGTTTGTTGATTGGTGCGGTGAACGTTGCGATACCTGTGGAGCTGACACGACATGGGATGGTGACATGGCTGGTTTTGTACGAGGCATACGCAGACAGACCGGGCTAAGCAGGAAAGAAGTTGCAGAAAGAGCAGGATTGAAAGCTAGCACTATTAAATCGTATGAATGGAAAGGCCCGAGCAAAAAGTATTACGAATGGTTCAAGGGCTTTGTGAAGTACTTTTATGAACAGCTTGGCGATGACGGTATACCAGAAGGCTTTGAGCGGTAGCGAAAAGACTGTCTGTGTTAATTTGCCTTGTTATCTGGAGGAAATATGGAAATGTTTACACTACCCGATGGGTGCGTGACTGAGAGTGCAGCAGATGCAGCAGAGCAATGGGCCGATGCGTTTTATCAAGTGAAAGATGCGCTTCATCGTCTGCGGCCTGTACCAGAGGCGATATTGAGAAATCAGCCAATAAAAGATTTAGACGAAACACTAGCCGAGTGCGATGAGGCTTTAGAGCTTGGTTACAGATAACATGAGATAACATGAAAATCACCTGCGCCGACTGTGAAGTGGGACCGCGTCTTAGAACTAGCGGTACGGGGGGAAATAAGCTATACTACTGAGGTGTGTAGTGGATTGGACACGGGCTTAAAGGCCCTATTGGCTAGCCAATAATGTCCAATAGGGTCAATAGGTTTTCTGCCTGATTACCCACTGAAGTTAGTACTCACTAACTTTTATTCTGCCCAACCTGGGCACCTGAGATTTCAAAACAAACCTATTAGCCTATTGGCTACCTATTGGCTAGCCAATAGGGTGTTTCTTTATGCGCGCCATTAACTTAGCGCGGTTCTATTACTATATATGCAATAAAAAGTGTAAAAACTTTTTTGTAAATTTAAGAAAGTTTATACCAATAGCCAATAGGGTTTATGGTAAGTTACTGTTATACATGATATATAACCCTATTGGGTGGTTAATAATAGCCAATAGGGTTAATAGGTTGATGAATAAATGTATAATTTCTAGTTATACATAAATCAAAGTCTATAACTAAAAGTTATATAGGGTTTTCTCTAGATAAAACAGTGAGTTATACTGTGATAAGGTGGAAAAACACAGTTTTAGTACCATCTGAGTAAGGATTTCTATATATATTGCAACAAATCTTCAACACTTATAATTCCATACTAAGATACTTGGATACTTCCTGGAGGGAGTGCAACTTTTCTGTGAAAAATAAAAAAGTTTTTCAATGATTTTTTGCATATAATAGGGGCGTGGTTTTTGCGCTGTATTTCTGCCCTCAGTAACCGTCGCCCAGGGTGCGTGTAATCACCCGCAGGGAATTAGCTGTAATCACCTCGAGGTGATTAGTCCGTTTTCCCAACTCAGGGGCCACTCCCAGCTGCTCGGGCAAATTGCTCAAGTTGCGATTATTTACGACATTTGTAGTTTTCCCAACTCAGGGGCCATCATCCGGGGGCCGTTTTTATCTTTTTTGTATTGCCATTATACTTACGCCATGCCAGTTACATCTACCCACTCAAGTTACGACTCTCACAGTTCCCAGTGGAGCCGGTGCCGTGATTGCGCAGAAGGAAGCGACGCTGTTAAGAAGAGGGGCATCGCATACCTCCCCCAGTTAGAGGCTATGGATTTGGCGTCCTACGACGCCTATAAGCAACGAGCATTGTTCTTTGGGGCCACTGGTCGTACTATACAGGGATTAGCGGGCGCGGTGTTTCGTAAGCCCTTTTCTTTTGAGTATCCCCAGTCTTTTGAGGACCAGTTGGAACGCATCACCCCAGATGGGCTGTCTGTTGATGAATTCTCACGCCGGGTGGTTACAGAGGTATTAACCACAGGCCGGGTGGGCTTACTAGTAGATGCCCCAGCTAAGGAAGATGCTGATTCGGCTTATGTAGCCACATACACAGCGGAGAGCATACGAAACTGGCGAGTCACAGACATAAATGGAGAGCTGGTGCTCACCATGATCGTGTTGGAAGAGGTGTATGCAAAGAGTGACCCCAGCGATGAGTTTGATGTAGAGAACCAGCCCCAGTATCGAGTGCTGCGCCTGGTTCCAGGGGGCGGGGATAGCAGCTACCGTTACCAGACAGATGTCTACCGCCAAACGAACAAGGAAGTAGATAGCTGGGCAGCCGTTGCTGATCTATCCGTGCTTCCAACTCGCAACGGAGTACCTATAGATCGCATCCCTTTTTGGTTCGTTAACTCTAGTAACATGACCCCCAGCCCAGACAAACCACCGTTGCTAGACATGGTGGATGTCAACCTGTCCCATTACAGGACCTGTGCTGACCTTGAACACGGCGCACACTACACGGCCCTTCCTACTGCAGTCCTCACAGGCTTTCCCACAGATAACTCTTATGCTATAGGCTCCGGTAAAGCTTGGGTGGTAGACGATGTACAAGCCAAAGCCACCTTCCTAGAGTACAAGGGCTCTGGGCTCACCTCGTTGTCAGATTTAAAGCGCGACAAGGAGCAGGCCCTGGCGGTGTTAGGCGCTCGCATGCTAGAGTCACAAAAGAAGGGCGTTGAGGCAGAAGGCACACACAAGATACGACAGTCCGGGGAGCAGGGAGCGTTGGCAACCATCGTCAAGACAGCTTCACAGGGTATTGAGACCGCACTCAAGTACCTACTGTGGTGGTCTGGGGCGAGTGACGCCCAGGTCAATGAAGTTGTGTTTGACCTCAACACTGATTTCATATCTGCCAGGATGGAGCCACAGCAGCTTAAGGCCTTGATGGAGGCTCATCAGGCTTCACAAATTAGCCAGGACACTTTCCTACACAACCTCAAGGAAGGCGAGATCCTTCCCCAGGACCGTACCATTGAAGAAGAAAAAGCGCTCATAGATGCGGAGATGGATGAAGACTTTGAGGGAACGGTCACACCCATCAAACGTGAATTTTCTATTGTTAAAGACGAGACCGGTGCTGCCACCGGGTTGAAGGAAGCATAATGAACGTATTTAGCGAAGGCATGGGAGTCTAGAACATGCTATCAGTAACCCCACACGGGCACTCTACCATGTTGGAAGCAATAACCCGTGTTGTGCGTACAATGCATTTGTACACAGACCTGGGCGAGCTGACGGGATATGACTATGCTCCCAAGAGTATTAAGGGCAAGGACTGGTCAGGAGGAGCCTACCCAGAGCAGCTGTGGGAGTTTGAGGCAGGCGATCCTACCAGAGTGATGGGTTACTACCTGGCTGATGCCAATGGGCGAGTACTACTCACAGAAGAGTTTGGCGTAGGCGCAGATGGCAAGCAAGGCTATGACATAGGACGTAAAGGCGACCGCATAGCCGTCACAGTAGCATTGAACCTGCAGTCCACCCAGGAAGCCTAGGATGACTGACAACATTGATGTCAAACCCTCAGACTCACCGTCCAGAGTCTCTGTAGCTACTGATGATATTGATGGTACCCATTATCCGATTTACAAGCTAGCACATGGAGCAGAGGGAGAGATCACGCTGGTTCAAGTTGGGTATGGCATGCCGCTGGCCACGGACCAATCTGAAGGCAACGTTACGAACACTCGGGTCTTTGATGAGGGAGCTAACGAGCTACTGGGGGAGATGCTGATAGTGTTAAAAAAGATTGAATACCATTTAAGCGTCGCTACAGGCGACGAATTTGTTAATGGGGAATTTGAATGAGTGTAATCAAATCCGGGAATAGTGGTAGCACTGCTATTGTTGATAGTGATGGGCGGTTCTGGGTTAACGCCATGTCTAATGAGGCCCAGCACGTCATTAGTCACTTCAAACAAGAGGCCTATCAAATGGCCGCTACTCCCGTCGCGCTATCTAGCGGCATTGTCGTGGGCCTGCACCTAAAAAATACATCCAGCACCAAGATCGTTGCTATCGCATACATTAGGCATCAGATCGTCGCCCCCACCGGGGGCACGGCTCTGCCTAATGCTTTAAACTATTTTCGTATTGCCCTGGGGCGCACGTACAGCTCCGGAGGCACTGAAGTGGATCCGGTGAATGTTTACGCGGGGTCAGGTAATACCCCACCGGTCACCATATACGAAGGAAACCCCACCCTGGCTGGCACGGCAAACATCATTGACCGCTGGTACACTAAAGATGACGGAGACATGAATGTATTCAGTAAGCACGGCTCTCTGATCATACCACCTAATCAAACGCTGGAGCTCTCTTATGTGGGAGATCAATCCGGTGGAATATTCTACCCTCGGATAGCATTCTTTATGGAGGATGTAGTCTAATGCTACTTAACGGCCCAAATGGCGACCCTGTTGATGTAACGCCTGACAAACGATTAAAGACCGTTAGTGTTACCCAGACGGACATGAACGCTATGGCTAGGCAGGGCTTAGCCTGGACGCTGCCTTTCACTCAGTCTTCTGCTGATATCACAGACAACGTTGTGTTCCATATTGAGAATACAGGCTCAGATCCTTTGGACGTTATGCGTCTCTTACTTTCTACCGGTGGGGCAGGGCTGTGGACTATAGAGCATGGACGAGCTTATTCAAGCGGTGGAGCAGCGGTCACTCTGGCCCAGTTGAATGCAAAGTCAGGAAAGACCCAAGACGTAGCAGCCTATTATGGTCAAGATATTACTCTCACAGGTACTGCTGTTGACGTAGCTTATTTGAGAGTGGGGGCTGATTCTCCCTTTGATATTCTGAATGAGGCCCCGGTGGTGCTACCTGCTTCAGGCACCATGGCATTACGATTCGCAGCAGACGCCAGTGTCACAGTTATGGCAGTCACTCCTATCCTTCATGGTAAGGTGCCCTGGGTATAATGTGGAAACTCAGCCTATCGCACACTGATGGGGAGCCGCTGTATGTGCATCCTATGGATGCGGATGACCATGTAGCCGTACCGTTGCTCGGCGTAGTCACCATGGCCGAGGCGCATGGTAAGTTTAAATCTGTAGATGGTACCTCCGCCGCAACCACAATCGTCACTGCACCTTCTAACGACGGCTCTATCACAGTCACAGACATCATTCTTTCAGCTGAGAAGAAGAATGGCGGCACAGTCACTCTACAATTCACCGATGGCGTAAACACAGAGATCATATTCAAAGCCCCAGTCACAGATGCCCAGATAGCTTTGGCTATCCCAATTAAGGGGTGCATGTGCGGGTGGAAGGATGCGCGATTAGAAGTCGTCACAGTTACTGATTTCATTTATTCAGTCACGGCAGGATACTACAAGCAAAAGACTGGGGTGGATTACCCAGAGTGGGACGCTCTGAGGTGATTGAAACCACGCCGATGGGGCCTGGGTTCTTCATCTTCTTCCAGACCGAGACTGACATCACACCTACCCAGCTGCCTTATCCTTCAAGTGGTAGCAGAGAAGCAGAGGGTATCACCCACCTTGAGTATGGCATACCTTATTTTTGGAACAGCTATACGGAACTTAAGCTACGTTCCAGTACCCTTGTAACACACACTACCATAAAACGGCTAGAAACGGCTAAAAGCGCCCTAGCTCTTGCTATTAGCACCGCCTTAACCACCCGCATTAATGTTTACCGCGCTTATAGTGCCGTTCCAACGTTCAAACTAACAGCGCAGCACCAGTTACACCAGTCTGTTGTGAACTCAGTACTGGGGAGCACATCGCTGGGATTAAAAAGCGCCCCTCAGACACACTACTCCCGCTCAGTACATCACGCTCACTCGGCCAGATGGGGTATGTTGCTGTCCACCAGCTCCACTTCAGAGCAGGAAAGGCCTACGACGATAGTTCGCCTCAATATTGAGCCGGTGCGCTGGTGGATGCACAACGCCAAGGGCACCTTCAACCTTGCATGTAACACTGTTACAGCATACGCACCCACTACGTTGAACAGCGGTATCAATTCAGTAGCCACCCCTACGGTGTATGGCAGGGGCCTGTCCCGTGGAAGTGCTCTAGCTGATTATCACAGGTACACCGCTCCACCATTGAGGCTGAAGACAGTCCCTACTAGCACCATACAGGCTTATAATAGCATCAATACCATTGTGCGAGTAGCTGCTGCCGCCGGACTGACTCTCACAGCCCAAACCAAGCAGCAGTACACTAGGGGAGCAGCCCCAGTCATACAGCCCCAGGAAGACCACTTGCAGCTGTTGATATTGGCTGCTAATTTAATACTTGATGAGGAATAGATATGAGCGCCGATCACCAAGGCACGCTCCATAAAATTGGAGCTACGATGGAACAGGACAGTCTACCCGGGTTATTGATATATAAAATCAAGAAGCCTGACGGTACCACGGATATCGGCTACTTGGGAGGCGGCTTAGCCATCTTGGAAGCCCTCGAAATGATGCGAATGCTCACAGCTGAGCTACAGGCACAGTACGACCTGCTGATTAAACAGGAGGCGGATAAGAACGTCGCTGGTAGAAACGACTCCGTTGACAGTGATGTTATTGATGCGTTGGAAGAAATTGCAGACAGTGTACTAGGTTCTGAAACCGAGTAAATCATGCCGGGCATTTCCACCCAGATAGCCGAAGCCTTGATGAGGCACGATGTTGATCTTCTGCGTCTTGACGCAGGATCACGTCGGCTTGTCACCGGTATGCTGCGGGGATTATCCCAGGATCTAGTAAAAAAGCTTTATGCCCATGACCCGTCCAAGTTCGTGAAGCTGTCCGCTCGGGACAAGGGCTTGCGACTGCTGTATGGCTCTGCAAACAAGGACATTGAACGCGCCTATAATGAAATAGAGCGAGCCACCAATATTGAGCGTCGGGACATCGCCAGGGTAGAGGCTGTTCGGTTAGCAGACGCTGTCAATGGTACGATCAATGTAGACCTTATGTCCGGACGACTAGGGGTTAATCAGCTGAAGGCCTTGGCTGGTGACACATTGATCAACGGTGCTCCGTCTGCTGAGTGGTGGGGTCGACAAAGCAACCAGTTACAGCAGGCTTTCCAAGATCAAATTCGTGAGGGGGTTCTAGCGGGTGAGTCTATAGATGACATGGTGCGGCGTATCCGGGGTACTTCCACCGGCAAGCGCCACCCGTACTGGATAGACGGCAAAAAGAGGATCTACACGGAGTTCAAGGGGGGCATTATGGACACCTCCACCCGCAATGCTCAAGCACTGGCCCGGTCCTCAGTGATGGCCGTGGCTAATGAAGCGCGGTTGGCCACCTATGAGCAGAACCTAGACGTCATCAAAGGTGTTCAATGGCTGTCGACTTTGGACAAAAGAACTTCGGATATTTGTAAGGCCCTTGATGGTCAGGCATGGACACTGCCGGATCATAAGCGGCTACCGGGTACCGAGCACGCATGGCGCGGCCCACCACCTGCGCACTGGCAGTGTCGCAGTACTTTGGTTCCCGTAATGCGTTCTTGGTCGGATATGATCACCAATCCTACTACCAAAAAGAAGATGCTAAAGTATGAGGACAAGCTGCCCAAGGGCTGGCGGGCATCGTTTGATGGTAAGGTGTCTGAAGATATCAAGTATGAGGACTGGTTCAAGACCCAATCTGCTGAGGAGCAGCTTAAGATCCTAGGCCCCAGTAAGCACGCCCTATGGAAACAAGGCAAGCTCCCTTTCACCAAGCTGATAGATCAGTCCCACCGGCCATTGACTGTGGTGGAGTTGGAAAAAGAAGCGGGGATCACCAGCGCAGCAATATTAAGAGAGCAGTCCCAAGCGCTCTACGAAAAGAGCGTGGTGCACGTTACTTCACAACCAGAAAGCCATGCTAAGGAATTTGCCTATATCTTTGATAACAAGAATAATGTTTTATTGAAGAAAAGCGGAACCACCAACCACATTAGTTTCACGGACCAGGATATGCAAAACATAACCGGGAAACACGCCACCGTAGTGCACAACCATCCACTCGGTAATTCGTTGTCAGGTGATGATATCGTATTTTCTTCAGCGGCGAAGTTAGATAGGATGATTGCTACCACTATGGATGGCTCAACATACGTTGCAAAACCCCTATTAAAAAGCATGAAAAAGATGGAAGACATAGTGGATGCGGTGCATGACTCTGCTATGCAACAAATATACAATGAGATGAAAACGCTTTCGTTATCAGAGGCGGAGGCCAATTTCTTACACGGGGTCTTATTAAACACGTCCCTGGATAGACTAAAAGCAGTACAGTTCACTATAGAGACACGTGGTACTTTGTTGAATAAATACATGAGAAAGATAGATGACACGACTCTTAATCGTTTAGTATCTAACATCGTCAAAGAGGTCAATAATGCCGGGCTATAGACTTATTGATCCCCCAGTAGGACCGTTTTCAACAGCTTCTGACATAGAGGCCTGGATTGAAACACTGAGGAAAATGCCCGCTTCCCCAGAAGTTCACAAGGCTATAGAACGGGCAAGCAGCAACCTAAAACGAGTATTACAGGAGACAACCGAATGAGCGCCAAACCCATCCCACTGCCATTGCAGTATCGCCAGCTGAGTATTGTTAAAGAAGCAGATAACCCTCAGCAACAGATCAAGTTTGTGAATCCAAATTCCGATAACTTTGAGCGGAACATCCTCAACGCCGCCCGGCTGGTAGAAGAGAAAGGGCTACAGATGCCTGAGAAAGACCTACTCAAGGGCAGCCATGCTGTGATCGTAGGCTCCGGGCCGTCACTGTCAGACCCCAAAGTGATAGAAGCTGTGCGCCAGCGCCAGAAAGATGGATATATCATCTTTGCTACCAAGGCGGCCATCCAGTACCTAGAGGACCAGGGTATTCATCCTGAGTTCGGGGTTAGTATGGATCCTGGGGCTCATATTGCCTGCCCCGCCAAGATCTCCAAGGTGACTGGGGTGATACACATTATCGCTTCTTCCTCAGACCCCCGGCTGTTTGAGTACTTGATGTCAGATGAAGAAGGTGAACCGGCCGAGGTGTGGGTCTTTCACTCAGCGTGCGGGCTCAACCGAGTGATTGATCCCACAGAATACGAAGCACTCCCCACCGACAAGCAAGCCTTATTCCACCCATTCAACATCGTGGATGAAGAAGGCAACCCCATCATACTACAAGACGGTACGGAGAAGACTCGCTACGGCATGTCTGAAGTAGACCTGTGTGAAGCGCTGTTCCCAGAAGGCACCATCATGGGAGGGGGCTTTAACGTGGTAAACAGGGCACTGTCACTGGCGCTGTTTATGGGGTGTGAGAAAATAACGCTAGCCGGTACGGACTGCGGTTGGAGACGGGAGGCCTCATTCTATGTCAACGGCAATAATAACCGCCCTGGGGTAGACATGAGTGACAATGGAATAGTGGATGGGGTGCCTTGGAACACGCGCCCTGATATGTTGGCGTCTGGCGTGGCGCTGGCTCGGGTGGCTCAAAGTATGGGCGACAATATGGAAATACTAGGGGACACGCTACCTGCCAGTCTGCGCAGCAAGGATGAGACCTTCCTCCGTCAATGTGCAGAATTTGGAAAGTAAATCTTTTTATCTTTTGATAAAATATATTATTATTCTCAATAGGAGAGCGCTAACATGAAATTGAAAGCAATAGTACCCAGTTTAGATGACGTCCCTTCCCAGTTTCAAGAGCTGTATACTGAGCAGGACGGTCAATTTGTACTCACTATCGATGATACTGAGTACAAGAGCAAGGTCAGTGAGTTCCGTACCAACAACATTGAGTTGGCAAGACGCCTAGAGGAAGCAGAAACCCAAACCAAGACCATGGGTGATTTGCAAAAGCAGCTGGAAGCGTACAATGGTCTGGATCCTGAGTTGGCGCGTGAAGCCCTCGACCTGAAACAGAATCTTGATGACAAACAGTTGATGGATGCTGGTAAATTTGAGGAGCTGTTGGCCCAACGCACTGATCGCATGCGCTCAGAATACGAGGGCCAGGTCACAGCCCTCACTACCCGGGTAGACTTACTAAACAAAGAGTCCTCAACCTACAAGAAACAACTGTATGACCATGTGATTGAGAACTCGCTACAGAAAGCTGTTACTTCTGTAGCTAAAGTTCGACCTGGTGCTATGCAAGATATCTTGTCTCGCGGACGCAGCGTCTGGGGGCTGGACGACGGGGGCACCCCCGTACCCAAAGATGACAAGGGAAATGTCATGTATGGAAAGGACGGGGACAAGGCTCTCACTATGGAAGAGTGGGGGCAGGGTCTATTACAAGATGCATCGTACTTGTTCGAAGGCTCCGTCGGCGGCGGCGGCCAGGGCAGTACTGAGCACAGTACCCAGGGTGGGTCTATGATCAAATCATCAGATCAGGACTCACTGAACAACAACATTGCGGCAATTGCCGCAGGCACAGCCACAGTTATAGAATAATCAGCACAGCCGGGGGCGGTGTTGGTGGGTCCGGGGGACCTTTCAGAAACTTTGAATTGATTTACCGGAGATTATCATGGCTAATACCCTAACAAACATTCTACCCAAGATCCTGGCCCGTGGCCTGTTGGCCCTACGTGAGCAGGCTATCATGCCTCGCCTCGTGAATGGAGATTATTCTGCAGAAGCGGCAGAGTACGGCAGTACCATTGACGTGCCAATCCCATCTGGGAAGACCGCCAGCGATGTTACACCCAGTAACACGCCCCCAGCACCTTCTAATGCTAGCCATGCGAAGGTACAAATCTCACTGGACAACTGGAAGAAGGTTGATTTCCACCTGTCCGATAAGGACCTAGTTGAGATCGATCGCAACGCTCATTTCATTCCTATGGAAATGAGTGAGTCTGTCCGCGCCCTAGCCAACGTCATCAACGAAGATATTCATGCCGAGTATCTGGGAGTGTATGGCTATACCGGCACAGCTGGCTCTACCCCGTTTGCGTCTACTGTGGTGGATGCTACCAATGCCCGTAAAAATCTTCACAGTCAGCGTGCACCTAAGAATGCTCGCCGAGGTGTGCTGGATTTTGATGCTGAAGCTAACGCTCTGGCTCTTAGCCAATTCTCGGATGCCGAGAAAATCGGTGGTAGTGGGGTTAAGATTGAGGGTGAGCTGGGTCGCAAGTACGGTATCGACTGGTACGCCGATGATGCAGTCACCACGCACACAGCAGGTACGCTCACTACGCCTGGTGGCATAGTTAACACTCCTGCTTCTGCTGGCGTGTCTTCTGTCAGCATACGCTCTGCATCTGCAGCCGGTAACATCAACATCGGGGACATCTTCACCATCTCAGGGGACACTCAAACCTATGTGGCCTTGGCTACTGTGTCCGCCATCGTCTCTGGTACAGGTCAAAGCGTACAGTTTGATCCTCCACTGGCTGTGGCGGTGACTTCTGGGCTGGCTGTTGATGTTAAGGCCTCTCACGTGGTTAATATTGCGTTCCACCGTGATGCTTTTGCATTTGCAAACCGTCCGTTGGTAGCCAGCACCCAGGATCTACAACTGGGTTCTCGCATACTGTCCATGACGGATCCTCAAACCGGCATCACGCTGCGTATTGAGGTCTCACGGCAATATAAACAAGTAGTTTGGGAGCTTGATGTACTGTGGGGAGCCAAGCTCGTCCGGCCTCAATTAGCCACTCGCATCGCGGGTTAACCTTGATTTGTTTCTCGCTATGGGGCAGAGTATAATAGCCCTATAGCGAGGGATAAAATCATGATCATCTACAAAATCACAAACCAAGCAAATGGTAAGTCATACATAGGGCTTACCAAAGGCAGCATTGCAGATCGTTGGGTGCAGCATTGTTACGATGCGGGAGCCCGCACCACCAATCAAGCTATTCATAGAGCAATTCGTAAGTACGGCGTAGAGAATTTCACCATAAAGCATATCGCTACAGCTACATGCTGGGAAGATTTGATTGAGCTAGAGAAAATATTAATCGCTCAACATGGTACGTATGGAACCCAGTACAACATGACGCTTGGTGGTGAAGGAATTCAAGGCCACAAGTTCACTGCTAA